GTATATATAGCATACATTACTTAAAACAACATGGGCATTAAATCAGGTTTTGGTAGACTTGCTAATGTTTTCAAGTCACAAACTAATGCAACCACAAGACCTTCTATAGCACAGCCTTATATGAGTACCGATACAGGTGCCAAATTACCAATTTTTCCATTTCCTCTCATAATGATTTATGAGTTAGCAGATAATATTGATGCTATTAGAATACCTGTTGAAACCATTAATCGTGAAATGTTTAAGAATGGTTTTGAAATTGTTGAGAGATTCCAATATAAATGTGGTAATTGTTCTAAAGAATACACTTATGCACCAAACGAAACAGGTGACGAAGGAGAAACTAAAGAATTATTAAAATGTGATAGTTGTGGAAGTAATGACTTAAGAAGACCAATTCCAGAACACCGAAAAATACTAGAAGACTTAATGACAAAACCAATTAACGGTAACAATCAATCATTAGAAGATGTTTCACGTCAATTAGAACGTGATTTAGAAATAGCAGATAACGCATATCTTTTAATTTTGAAAAACTACTTCATCAATGATACTACAGGCATGATAGACCATGATAAAACCGAAATTAAAGAATTATTGAGAGTGGATCCTCCTCAAGTTGGTATGATTGCTGATTCTGATGGAAGAATAGGTTATGATGATAAAAGAAATAAAGTAAGAGTTTGTCCTAGATTTGAACATAGAGATAAACGAATTTATAATGATACTTGTGATAGGTGTGGCGCACAAACACTAAAAGCAGTTATGGAGGTTAACTCAGTCTATTCAATAGGTGTTCCACACCCAAAAAGAGTAATTTATGGTGAAGGTGAAGTTATTTGGAAAGCAGGTAAGTATAAACCAAGTTTAATTTATGGATTTTCACCAATCTATGCTATTTGGTCAAAAGCAATGGCATTATCTCATATGGATGAGTATGTTAGAAAATACTTTGATAAAATGAGACCTCCAAGAGGTTTACTTGTAGTTGCATCTCGTAACTATGAAACATTTAGAAAGTCTTGGGATGCATTAGAACAAAAAGCCATTGAAGATCCTTACATGATACACCCATTAATGGTAGAATCTGATAGGGGTGGAAAACAAATGGCACAGTGGATGGACTTTACTGGTTCGTTAAAAGAATTAGAATTTATTGAAGTAAGAAAAGAATTAAGACAGATTATTGGTGCTATTTACGGTGTTTTACCACTTTATTATGGTGAAATGGTAGGTGGTTGGTCACAAGAAGGCTTACAAGTTACAATTACAAACAGAGCTGTAAAATGGGGACAAGATGTTCTTTATGCATCATTTTTGAAGAAATTTGCAGAATTAATGAACGTAGATGATTGGGATATTAAATTAGTACAAGGTGAAGAAAATGATAAATTAGCAGAATTACAAAGAGATGGTGTAGAAATACAAAACATGGCATTATTACAACAAATGGGATTTGATATTAGCAGATCACATACTGGAGACTTTAAAGTTTCAAAAGAAGCACAATCTATGGAACCAGTTGAGATGGGAAGAGGTAGAGGTACAGCAGCACCAAAAGAGTTACAACAAAACTTTGATGGACAGCCAAAACTTAACAGACCTTCTGATATAGGTGGAATTGCAGCAGGTTCACCTTCAAGTGGTAGTGGTACTTCTTTATCACAAAAGAATTTTGCAGATGGAATAACACCTAAAAACTTTGATGTAATTAAAACAACTTTACAAACTGCACTTGATTTTGGTTGGAAAAAGACAAAAACAGTTGATGAATTAAGGAAATTCGGTATGACAGTCAGGCAAGCAAGAGCAATAGTTAAAAGTGAGTTAGGAACAACAAGAAGATGGGAAGATGAAGAGGAAAATGGTAAAAAAGACGACAACTGATGCAAAAAAAGAGAGATTACCTAAAGGTACAAAGGTAGTTTCTACTAAAGAATCTGCTGAAAAAGCTTACACAGAACAAGTAAAAAGAGTGGTAAAAACACAAAAAATCAAACTTTCAAACGGTACTGTTAATGTTTATAACGCAAATTACTCTGAAATAGATGAGTGTTTAGATGAAATAAGAAAAGAATGTAGGAAAAATGGATTAAATGATTATGCTTGTAACAATATACAAAATATTTTAAATGAAACATTACAGAGGGTGAAGTTGGCTGGCAACTAAATTAGATGTAAATCATGGACAAACATATTTAGGTAAAAAAATATGGGAAACCCATCAAAAAAATGAAGAAACACACGTAAATAATTATAAAGAAGCCGTATGTTTTGGGTGTTTAAGAAATGATGCTGCTGGTGCAGGTATTTTTGATATTTGTGGTAATTGTGCAGGTAAAAGAGGTAGAGAAACTTTACTTGTAACAATAAAACCTGTTTATTACGGAATCTGTTATTTTTGTGGTGAACATAAGTTTAATATGGAACAGATAAACGCAAGACTTTGTAGAAAATGTAGTAGAGGTGTTGCAGATAATATTAAAGAATATAACAAAAAAGGTGGACAGTTTGGTGCAGATCCATTTTGGATTAGAATGAGAAAAAAGCATGGAAAAGATTGGCGTGCTGCATTTAGTGGTAATGGAACTATCAACAAAAGATAATTAATAAATATCTTCTTCTAATATTAAATTTATTCTGTCTTTGAATAGATCATAGAACCTATACACATAATCAATTTCTTTTTTCTTTGGTTTTTCACCATAGAACCTATCAACACGTAGTTGGAGTCTTGGTTTTCTTAAGAATCTTGGGAATATATCTAATTTGTTTTTCTTATGATTGTAATACAATGAACCATGTGTAACGAGTTTCTCTATACCATCTTCCCATTCACCTAAACCACCATTCCTAAAATGAACTATTGAACGATGTAGTTCAGGTTGTTCTTTATGCATACTCGTATTTGTAACAACAAATAATTTTCCATTTTTAATATAAAGATCAATTAACTTAGTCTCTCTCATTCCATCTTTTCGGTCAACACCATATATTCTATCATATTCTTTTAATGACTCGTAAATATATATCGCAGTAGCCATACATTATAATATGTTTTCTTACATATAAATCAACCGATGGTATTCTTTAAATAACAGTTTATGGTTTTTATAGTATGTTCGAAATAATAGATGAACTATTTTCAGAAATAGTCATAGGAATAGCTCTTGGTAGTGGTGGAACATTAATTGCATATTTTAGAAAAATTTCTTCAACACAGAAGGATTTATGTCTAAGAGTAACACAACTACAAAAAGCCCTCATTATTTTATCAACAGCACTAGATAGACAATCTAATAGGCTTCACGAAGGAGCTGATTCTGACCTAGAAGACCTAGTAGGCAAGGTTTTAGATAAATAACGTGAATAAATCAATCGTAATGATTATATAGCACCATATATCTAGCTTATTTTATGGTAGATCCAGTATTAATAACTGTTGGAGCAGCAGTAATTGGTGCAGGGTTAAACACACTACGAGGTTACCTACATAGACAAGATGAATCTTTCTCTGCAAGGAAATTCGCAGGTGCTTTAATCATATCCACCTTCGCAGCAATAGCAATAGGTCAAACTATTGCAACTGAAGGCATTGGGGATATTGGTTTAGCCTTAATAGGTTTAACCACTGGTTTCGCAGCTGATTTCGCAGTTACAAAAGCAAAGAAAGAGTAAATGGCTATGTTTTGGGCAAATAACCCAACCATTTCTATTTTTTTCTTCTAATAAAGTTTATATGTAATAAGGTTAATTTTTATGTATGGGAGAAGAGTTATATTGGAGTACATTAGTTACTAAAGCTTTACACGCTATTCAAGGCGAAGATAGATTTTTTGAGGGTTATCTTACAGTTGAAGTAAAAGACAAACAAGGTGAAATAACAATAGTTGATGAGTTAATTAAGGTTTTACCTATATGGATGGATAGGGGAGCACCAATCAGTGATACACATTCTAACCGTATTATTGGAAAAGGTATTAGTTATGCACAAACAATTTTTAAAGGTGATAATGGTGAAGAATACCCAGCAATAAAAGTTACAGGTAAAATACATAAAAATTATGAATTAGATAATGAGATATGGAATAAAATTAAATCAGGAGAATACAAAGGATTATCATTTGGTGGTGCAACAAAATCAAACAGAACACCAAAGGTTTTGAAA